CGTTTGGTTTAGCAGAAGCATCCCAAGCTACAGCATTTGATGATGATGTAATTGCTTGTTGAGGTATATTAGCTCTAGTTACACTTAATCTTCTTATTCCAGAACTATCTTTATTAGCATCAAGAACAACTGCTTTACTTGCAATTGCTGTGCCAATAGCTGTGCTGCCTAGATCTAAAGCGTTAAGCTCTCCAACAACTGCTGTTACTCCAGCTAATGTATTTAATTCAACAGCAGAACCAGTTAAAGCAGCTAGTTTAGTAAAGTCTGCTTGAACTAATCCAGCTACTCCATCTAATAAATTTAGTTCTGATGCAGTAGAGGTTACTGCTACATTTTCATTTATTTTTGGAGAAGTTAAAGTTTTGTTTGTAAGAGTTTGAGTTCCAACAAGTGTAGTAACAGTTGAATCAATTGCTAGGGTTCCAGAAGATGTAATTGCTCCACCAGATAAACCAGTACCACCAGTAATAGAAGTTACTGTTCCAACATTTTGTGGAGTAATTGTTGTATAAGTAATACTTGTAGATCCTAATGTTGCATCAGTATCTGTAGTACATAAAAATATTTTATTATCATTTGCAGAACCTTGATTTACTACAACCATACCACCAGATAATTCTGCAATAGTATTATGTTCTGGATCTCTTGATGATGCACCAGCACCAGATCCTACTGCAAGATATAAACCATTTTCAGTTGCTGTACTTTGATTTTTAACTAAAACTCTATCTCCAGAAACAAGTGTTATACCATCAATAGCATCACCAGCTTCTAAACCATTTGATAAATTTATATTAGCAGTAGAAGCACATTCTGCAATAATTCTAGTTCTTAATCCTGCAACTGCATTATCAACATATGTTGTTGCTGCTTTAGCATTTATTTGTGTTTGAGCATTAGAAGATAAAGTATTAATGTATTGAAATTCTGCACTTGTAACTGTTCCATTTGCAATTTTAGTTGCATCTATTGCTGCACTTGAATTAATATCTGCATTAACAATTGAGTCATCTACAATTTTAGATGAGTTTACAGAACTAGCTGCTAAATGAGCAAGGTCTATACTTGCATTAACATAATGTTCTGAATCTATTTGATCGTCTGCTATTTTAGCATTTGTAATTTGGTCTGCTGCTATATGGGCTGTATCAATTGAACCATCTGTGTAATGTTCACTATCAATAGCATCATCAGCTATTTTTGCACTTGTTACAGCGTCAGCATTTATTTTAGCTGTAGTTACAGCACTTGTTCCAATTTTATCTGCTGTTACTTGTGCAGATGCTATGTGAGCTGTGTCGATTGATCCATCAGTATAATGTTCTGAGTTTATTGCATTATCAACAATTTCAGCTGCAGTAATTGCATCAGCATTAATTTTTGCAGTAGTGATTGCATCATCAGCTATATTAGCTGCTACAATAACACCTGTTGGTATTACATTATTTGTTTTAGACAATACACCAACAAAAACACTTGTAATAGCTTCATCAGATAAATTACCTGAATCCCATGCTACTGTTACTGTTGTATTTGTAGAAAATGCTACTGCTGTAATTGATCCGTAAATAGTTCCTGGGGTACTTGCTACAGCTTTAATTCTACGTCCAACATGATAAGGAGCTGTTACATTAACTCCTGCTATTGTAAAACTTGTTCCAGAAACATAAGCTGGTGTATATGCACCTGCTCCGTCTCCATATTCAATCCATTCAGCATCATTATAGTGCTGTCTAATATCTGCCATAATGCTTCTAAAAGCATTGTTGATGTTAGAAGGCAACATTCCTTCTGCGACAGATACTGCATTAGTTCCTGTAGCTGTATTGTTTGCTGATGTTGTATCGTATTTTCCTAAAAATGTTCCTGCCATAAATCCCTCTATTCCATAAACCAACTGAATGCTTTATTGCTTTCAGTGTTATTTTTGTTAACTAATGTATTAATTGCTTCTTCAATTTGTCTTTGAAAAAATTCTTGTGTCTCCATTGAATATCTTACGTTATCTATATCTGTTGTATCACTCATTATCTATATCCTGCTTTTGATGCAACAATGTCTACGCCTTGTGCATGATTAAATGTTGTGCCTGAAGCTATTTTTACATTAGCTCTTATGTATCTACCTGATTGTCTAACTGGATTGATACCACTTGTTACCATAGAAGATGAAGTAGATTCTACTTCTTTGTCTGCTAATCTTTCTCTAGTTTTTACAGTTACTGTAGCAGTTGCATCTACAATTGGTCTAACTCCTTGAATGTTAGTTCTAGCTCCTTTAAAACCTTCTAACTCTGCTGTTTCTATTTCACATTCATTAGAATTACCAGAAAAAATTGCAGCTTTAAATTGATTGTCTATTCCACCTAAAAACATTTGTCCACCTTCCCAAAAGTCTGTATCTAATGCAGCATTAATAGTATCTAAATTTTGAGATATAATATCCATTAACTCTACAGTATAAGCTCCTACAAATTGAGAAAATATTTGACTAGCATTTACTTTTACTAAAGACCATTTTTGAGTAGTATAATTATATACAATCATACGATCACATATACCTGTAATATTATTTTCATCATTTACAGAAGGATATAACCACATAGCTAATGTATTAAAAGGATCAGTAGCTGCTACTATTCTATCTGAATATGCTTTGTTTAAATCAGCTTCAAAAAATCTGTTTACTTTTTCTACACCAATACCTACTACACTATCACCTTGTATTTCATAAAAACCATCATCAGCATGAAAGAATACACGTCTATTATCTTGACATACTGTTTTTCCATATACTGCACCTCTGTTAGGAGAAATTACTGACAACCTAAATACAGTTGCACCACCAACATAATCCATACGAACTATTTGATTTTGTCTAAATACATAACCTACTTCACCAGAAGTAATTGCAACTATTTGACCACCTGATCCTGGAAGATCTTGGAAGTCTGATTGTTTGCCAGTCCATGTAGTAATGTCATTAATACCTGACCATTGTATTCTATTAGTAGCTCCAGAAATATTACCTGTTACTAAAAAATCTCTTATGACACCTGAAACTCTAAACAAAGGACAAGTTCCTGCTGTTTGTATTCCAGATAAATTAGCGAATACACTTGATGTTCCCATTAAAAAAAATTGAGCTGGGTCTACTCCATTACTAGCAATGATGTGTTCACCAAATTGTGTAAATGTAACAAAGTCTGCTCCATCTCCACTTAAGGGAGTTCCACCTACAAAATTAGTTGTTGTTAATCTTGCAGTATCTGATGATACATTAATTAAACTATTTCTTCCAATAGCAGCTCTTATGACTGTTACTACTGCACCTGAAACTGTTGCTGTAAAATCAGCGTGGGCATTGATAGTAGTTTTTAAATTTGCTGCTGTTGTATTATTATTTGTTTCTACTTTAAATAAAAGTCCAGATGCTGTAGATGCTGTTGAAGTAAATACAATAACTGACCCATTATTTTTTGATAAAGTAACTGTTTTACCAGCACCTATATTTGCATAGTCTGAAACTGTAATTGTACATGAAGCTTTAGCGTTAGCTAATAACAATCCATTTGCACCTAAATCAGAAAAAGATCCTGCTGTTAGTGAATACAAAGTATCTTCAGTAGCTACAAAATTAAAGACAGCGTTAGAATTATCTCTAAATGATCCTGCTCCATGAGCATCTTTAATAGTTGTTGATGTACCAGAATATGAAACTAATGAAGGAAATCTTTTATAAGAACCTAAAGCGTGATAAACATTAGTTGCTACATTAGCACCTTTCATACCATGAGCTGGTTGATCAGGTAACCATTCTCCAAAAGGTACTTGCACTATTTACCTACTTTTTTAATAGCCTTTTTATGAGCCTTAGTAAAACTAACTCCAGATTTCATATCTGAAACCATCATACTCATGTGTTTCTTAGAGTGATGTGCTGATGCTTTTTTTAATTTTTTCTTTTCTTTTTTATCAATCATTATCTGCTCCTGTAAAATGATAAGTCAGTTTGTATATCTGATCTTTGTTGAACTGGTGCTCCACCATATGAATCTTGTTTGTCATTATTTTCACATCTTTCTAAAGCTGCTACAT